TACCAATATAAGGATATGATTGTTCTATGCCACTATCAGTAAATTTACTTCCAAGAACCGGTCCAGGATCCGGATTAAATACAATTGTTGGATATGTAGGATTACTTTTAGTAATAGTTGTTTCACCGCTGAAGGTAGTTTGTAATACGTTATTAGAACCAGTGGATCCATATCTTTGCATGGTCCAGTAACCAACCATATTATCTTGCCAGGAGGTACCATAAGAGCCGGTACCAAAAATAATTGTTTGTATGTCATTATAGCTGGTTTTATAATTGCCGGTACGTCCATCTAAGGAGAAACGTACATTGGTCGGATAAGAGCTTGTAAGAGCATCTTGACCACGTAATTGTAGCTTTGGAGGAACTACCTTTATTCTGGTTCTTTTCTCTTGTCTACTCATGATCCTCTGCTCCATCCAGAATATGCGATGCTATCAGTTCCATATCTTCCCTGATCAGGTCCATATACAGTATAGCCTGCTGTTGCTGATTTTTGAGTATATGTGTCTCTAATATCCTCGTCTAAATCAAGCTGTAATTTCAACAAAGCATTTTTATATGTTTGTCCAGATATGGAACCTGCGTTGAACTGTAGTTCTTTTACAATTGTTTCTGTTTCCGTATCATCAAAAGGATCACCTAATCTTAGAATAAAATCAACATAACCTTCTCTTATTATGGCATTTTGTATTGAACCAGAACCAATATATTCTTGTCCAGCATCTAAAAATGGATTTGGTGTTAATGGTGAGTTATATTCTATAAATTGTAGAATTCTGTTATTTGACTGTGGAATATTTTGTGTTGGATTTCCATCTTCTAAATTTCCTTTTGGTCTACGGACAGGGAATGCACCTTCTCCAATCGAAGTTATTAATCTAAATGGTATGGTAAGTGGCTCTATAGACGTTTCTTCACCTTCTTGCGGCCCATTATTGAAATATATTGGAAATGGATATGTAATAATCCCATTATTTTGAGATTTAATATAATAAATGGGGTCAAAAGGGATGGTGTTATCGTAATATTCAGTTGTATTTTCAAATTCGGTCCAACTTCTCATTTGACCGTATGGATTATATGCATATGGACGATGATGTAGATTGCCAGCCCATAATTTTGGTTGCGTAGTACCATATATATGAACTGGCCGACTTATTTCAATGCCTTGTCTAAATTTATCAAAAGCGGCTGTATCCATGCCAGAACCACTTTGACTGAAAATAGCAATTACATTTTCATTTAAGGTACCTAAGCGAGTAGTAGCCGGATATCCATTAGTGCTATCATCAAAAGCACTAAATTCTCCACCAGCTAATCCGGTTGTTTCAATATCTCCACTCATAATCTATAGTATAGATATATATCGAAACAAATTTTCAATATCTTGCGAATGTACCCACCAATAATTGCAATAAAATGCGATCTCTTAAGCCGGTTCTATTGCTATCTCCAAGATATAGTTCGCTAAATAAATATTCAAATTTTGAACGTTCTAACATATGACTTTCAATTATGAAGTTTGTGCCAAAATATTTAGTTTTCTTTGGTATAAGTTGAGAAACGAAAGTACCAATGTTTGTGTCAAACCATTTATAAAATTCAAAAAATTGTTTCAAATTGATTTTGTCTGTAAGACGATTGAAATATACTTCTCTTAAAGCAGCTAATCCTGGATAATCTGGTGAAAATACCAATTCTGGAGCTCCAATAACATTATCAAGATCATCAAGAGTAGCAAATATATTGATTATATCTTGATTAAGTGCTTCGACAACGCTATAATCTATACTAAACTTTGTGCTATCTGTTGGTTGCTCACTACGAGGCACTTCATATACAGGAGTTACAGCGGCCCAGGGAGTTGCAACTACATCTTCATATTGCTCAAAAGAACGAATTCTTACTTTTTCTATTGTATTTGCTTCGTCAATTTTGGGAGATATGAAACTATAATAATATTTCTCCGGATTAATTACTTGATCACTTTGTGGAAAGTTTGTACCAGAAAGATGAAAGTTATTTTGAGAAAAATCAAATATATCTATTTCTCCTAAACCATTTGATTGAGTAATCAATTGATCTGTACTCGCATCTATTCTTAATCTTTGCCAAGAACCAGATTTATAACTTACGAAATTAAAATTTGTTCTTGGTTCATTAACGCCTATTGATTTGAAATTGCGAACATGCTCTGGGTATTCTTCTTCTGTTATATATTTTGACCAAAATCTAATTTGGGAAACATTACCGGTAAACGTTGTTTCTCTTGCAATGTTTGGAACAGATATGCTATTCAAAAAGTAATTTGGCGTAGTATCGATACTACTTGAACCTATCATAAAATATGAGCCACTAGCATTTCCCGTTGTTGTAATATTGTTCCATACGTTAGTTGAAGCACCGCCCGTATTTGTTTCGTCAAACCATTCTTCAACTATATAATTGTCAAATATTTCTCCATAAACATTTTTTGATGCTCTTAAGAAATAAGAGCTAGAAACTATGGAATTGATTCCATCATCATTTCTTCTGCGACCAAAACAAATATTCCATTTATCTCCATCAAATATATCAACACCCGATAACGTTAATATTGTATAGGGTGAAGTTGTACTTTCATTAACACGAACATATAACTGTAAAGAACCTGTTTTAATTGTAGTATATGTTCTACTTCCTGAAGTGGCAATCAGATTTGCAAATAATGCTTCTGTTGTAAAGGCGCTACCGGTTCCAACAAATCTTACCAAACTCTGATTTTCGTTATATATGTTATTAATTGGGAATTTATATATACCTTCATAAGTCCAAGAGCCACTGGTTAAAAGACCATCATTTGCTGTATTGGCAATTTCTGGATATCCTGGTTCTATTCGACTACTTGACAAAAATGGACTTTGTATCAATCCTCCAAGATTAAAATTTAATAATGTTGATATTTCGTTTCGGCTATCTCTTATATATCCCAAATTTAATCTTGTAGGGCCACCATATTCTCTAATTCTGAAATTATTGTCCGGATCGATTCCAGTAGCCCTAATAAATGTTTTTATACCATGTATAGTTCCTTTAGATGTAACAATTTCACGAAGATTAACTAATATTCTTCTCCATATTTGATTTTGAATTTGCTGCAACGAAAGTTCATTAAGGCTTGGATTATTCTGAATGTCTAGAGCATTAATGAATTGAGCTACAGAAGCACCAGTAAATAATGGTGGTAGTTCTATTCCTTGACTTCTTGCTAGTTGTTGCAAAAATTGATCTGGTACAGTGTCAACATCATTATAATCCACAAAATGATTATCTACAAATTGTTGAGTATATAATTTTATTTCGTCAAAGAATTGAGCCCAGGTATAAAGAAAAAGTAGTAATATTTGTGTATCTCCAAGTTTTGTTGTTCGTGGATCATCACCAGAAATAAGATTGTTGACAATATCTCCTTCTTCTGTTTCTAATGCATCTAAAACCTGACCTTCCAAGAAATAATGACGAGGCATCAATTTGGTGATAATATTTGGATTAACGTTATCATATACGCTGGCAGCTAGTGTAAAAATTAGTTCTGTAACTTACAACTTCAATTTGATTTCCGAATAAAATTGGATTGTACTGAATGTTTTCATATATTACCGGCGAAGATCCAGCAATTGATGCGGTTGAAAAATTACGAACTTTTAGCAATAACGCATCACCACTTAAGTTGCCGTGTAATCCATTGGAAGATGCATCGATTACAATCCCAGAGTTGCTTCCCGATGCTTCATTAAATTTATAATAAAGTTTCAGTTTGGAATCGGCATATATTGATTTTTGATAATAATCGTATATTTCATCGGCTGTTCTTATTGTGTGCCAAATTCTTAATTCATCAAGAGCACCAGATAAAGTATTTGTTGGCGTAAAACCAATTAAAGGCACGGCACTGCCAGAACCGATATATAAATCTGTAGTTACATTTAAAGAATCGAACTCAACGCTAGCACTAGTTGTATTATAATATTCGCCATTAATATATGATGATACATTGTAATATCCTGGTGTTCTATTCCAAACCCATGCTATATGAGTCCATTCTCCTTTAGTTAATGGAACACTAAGTTGTTCATATACAGAACCGGAAAAAACATAAAAAGTATTTGTGGTTGTTGTTGTTGAAACATTTGCATCTATGGCAGATAAGAATCCATATGACCCGCTATGTTTATCTAATACCGTTTGGTCTGTATTTGCGATTGTTGGTAAATAAATCCAATATTCTATAGTCATTGGATTTAATAACGGATTAATAATGTTTTTCCCATCAGTTCTTTTTGAAATATCTGTATAAGCTGCACCAGCTTGGTCTACAACAGTAACATATGTTCCATAGCCAGGCACTGAACTAACATTAGTCCCAGAAAAAAACAAATATCCAACATTTTTTGGATATTCATCATATACGTATTTTTCGAATCCTGTAAGTTTATCAAGAAATATTTCTACAGATTTTTGCGTACCATCAAATGGAAATCCATTTTGAATTTTATCAAAAGCAACATTAACTTTAACTTGTGCTGAATTAAAAAAAGTGTGATTTGCAAAGTCTGACCAATCTACAGTCAACTGTTGTGTGGAACGCAAACCAGTACCAGGTGGATTATATTTGAAAGATGATGTATTATCGATTGCTGTATCTACAATAATATTTGCATCATATAGATTGAGAGTTATTGTTTCATCACCAGGATCTTCTAATGTTCTTACAACAAGTGGCTTAAAAAGTGATGGTGCATTTCGTTGTAAATTTTTTGTGTTATTAACTGACATTATGGCATCACCTTAAATCTAAATCCGGAGTTGCTAATTAAATAATCTTTTCCACCATAAGTAATCATTAATTCAATTTCATATACTTCGCCACGTTTAAAATCTTCCATCCAAAGATCAAAATACATTCCTTCTGCATCATATGAACAAAGTGTGAATATATCATCAAACGGAATAATAACCTTACGAGAATAAGCATTAATTAATCTCCATTTAAGATTGTTTAATATCACACTCTTTGGCTGTAATGGAACTCTGCTAGCAGTTTGTTCTGTATTGTAGTCTAATGCAAAGATACGCAATCTTGCCTGCTCCGTGCCCTTATACTCTTGTTTCAGGTTTGTTATGTTGACTACCCAGTTCTTCTCTTCTACATTGCTTATAGAGCCTTGTGGGAGCTTATAGAGGGTCTTACCAGAAGCATACGTAAAAGTTCCATCTAAACTGGTCCATGTATATGTAAACTCCTGAGACGTAGAGCCAGTAAGGAAGTCTTTAAGCACGGTATTTTCTACCGTATTGAAGTTAACATCGGCATAATAAATACCGTTTTGTGGAACGCTACCAATTAGATACTGGCTACCAAGGAAACTCTGTGTTATAGAATAAAGACTACGAGTTAAGTGATTAATGCTGGCACTATGAGATATGGAGAAGCTGGATGTGTAATAGGTAAGATATTTTCCAGCAGATAGATTGAGCAATAGACTATTAGCTCCAGTTATCTCTGTGCTTCCGGAGAAATAGTTTTGATATCCTCCATTAACACGATTAAATGTAAACAAACTTTGGGAAACATTGAATAGGGTATCACCCATATCATCTTTAAGTTGATCATTATACTTGATTATAAGTTGTGGATGGAGGTCTGCATTATTCGCTTGACGTGATCCAAATCTCTTGACAAAGCGGGTTATATTGTCTTGTTCTTGCTCGTCAATAAAAGATAATCTCCAACCATAGTTTGGTATTTGACCGGCTACTGCTGCACTAACAAGAGTGGTAACGTCCATATAAAGATTTTCATCTCCACGAGCAAACTGCTGAGTTACCGTTAAATCTTGTAATCCAGAACCAAGATTTCCAGAAGTTATTATATCAATATTAGCGGCTCCTAAAGAACCGCTCGCACCCGCTCCGGATAGGAACCATGCATTTGGAGTTCCAGTTACCACAGAAGCGGTCAAGAAATTTGCTGTATCCAAATCACGAAATGCTACAACGTCAAAGCCTCTACCCTCATCCCAACTTTGAGAAAGCGGTATAAGCCTTATAGAAAAGTTTGAAGGAGTAGTTTGACCACCATATACGTCTTTAAGGGACAGATAAGCCTTGAAGCTTGAGTCACTGATATTAAGAAATGAAGCGGTTATTTGTTGAAGTGGTTCATAATCAAACTGGAGTAAAAGGCGAGTTAACTCAATAACTCCGGATACTGGTGTAGTGCCACTTAATATAGTAGTTTCATCATATAATTTGAATAGGTCAAGAGTAGCAGCTTGACCTACGTTAGATGTGATGCAACGTTGACCAGCAATATATTTGTTGGTTATATATGAGTCTTTACTAGCTGATATTAATCGATACATGTTGGTCCTCGTTCATATAGATTGCATGGATATGTTTTGACTTAAGTTGCTGTACCGATAATATCATAATCTGGATACTTCAACTCAAACATAGAACCTATAGGTCCAAATACAATTCCACGATTGGTATTTGCTTTAATATTTAGTTGTTCATCTGAGTACGTGCGACCATCGATAGTTCCATATACATTACCTATATCAATACTAACAATTGAAGCAACTCCTTCGACATTATATATGATATTCTGAATATCGCTCATTATAATAGGTTGATTAATCTCAAAATTTCTTATATTCATATAGTTTCGAACTTTATTTAAAACATTTCGAAGAATTAATTCTTTATTTTGTGTTGGATCAATTACAACAGTAAATTTGAGTGTAATGTTAATAACACGTGCATCTAATATATCGATAGCGTCAGAAATCAAACGATATTGATTAAGATATGTTGCTAAATTCTTCTTTAATGAATCTGGAGCGAATACCAACTCATTTGATTCGTTTCTACAAATAACAAACAATTGAGAAACCAGTGGATTGTTTGGATTTGGTTCGATAGCTGCTCTATAAACTCTGCCAAAATTGGATGGTAAAGTATATACTCTAGCCAACAAATCTTCCTTGGAAACAATCCGATTTTGCATACCCATAAACGCTGATATTTTTGCTTTTAATTCATTTACTGTGGGTGGATCTTCGCCACCAGATGCTGGAGTCAAATTAATAACATCTATAGAATTTCTAACGAACGCTGCAACTTGCGGTAATGGATTTTTAGGAAAAAATATGTTCAAAGAAGTAACAGCATTAATTGTTTCCGCTTCAACATTATGATTTAAACCACCGCCAAATCTATACAATATATTCAAATTTGCATTTTCTGAAACTACTCCAAACGTTGTTGTTTGCAACAGATTTCCTGGATTAATTGCAAATCTAGAAAATGTTTTTTTGCCATATAATGGTAATGAATATTCGCTAGGATCTGGTATAATATCATCATTAATGGTTGATGCTTTGCCACCACCTAATACGATACTTGTTGCTCTGGATTGTAATGCGGTATTTTTAGTAAATCGATATGGTGCTGGAATGGGCATAATATTTTCTGGCACCATTTTTTGATCATATTTTAAATTTGTTACTCTTTTATAAACAGTATCCTGTGTTAAGGATTCAACTTCATAATATTCATTACCTAAACTGTCATTAACTTTAATGATTTCAGATACATTAGGATTTGATAAAGTTATTGTTCGAAAAGGTACAAAAGCACCAATACCGTAAGATTCTGTAGTTCTTTTCCCTGATATACATGTTCCTGTTCGGCTTAAGATATAATTTTGTGGTATACCATTAGCATTAGTATTTCCAACTACTATAGAAGCTTTTAAACTACCATCAGTTTTTGTCTCAGAAAAATCTAAATTTTCTGTTAATTCAAACTCAATACCATTTGTTGCTTTTACAGTCGTTCCTTCTTTTATAACAGGTAATGCTGTCGGGTCGGGTGTACCATCATTAGCTCCATTAGTAGGAACTTTAATATAAAAGGTCACAGAAACAACTGCCGGACTACTACCAACTATAGGAACTCCTGCTCGTCTTAAATGTCTTTCAATGTTATTTGTTTCAATTGATGTATCTGCAAATGATTCATGAAATTGATGATCTAAATAATAACTCTGCATATCTCCCACATATGCAGCCATATCTAATAACAATCCTCCAAGACTTGCTTCTGAAAAATCTCTTATGTTGTCTGGAAAATAAGAACGAGCATAATCAAGTAAATCATTACGTAAAGCGTCGAAATCTTTATTAAGATATCGTCTCTGTCGAATTTGTTTTAATAAATCTTTTTTTGAATCGTTTGCCATTTTTCACTTTACAATGTTACGTTATAAATAATGTGACTTCCAATAATTGTTCGGGATATGATGCCACTTGATATGCCAATAAAATATAGATTATTCCAGTATAAACGTTTTCTCTACGATCTGACCGGGATTCATAACCAAGCAAATTAACAAATGGCATATATTTTGCACATGCACTTTTAATTCGTCGCATCGCCTCACGATCGAAATTGTCTTTATTACTGTAATCTGTTAATAATGGACGAAGATTAGCACCAAAATCATACATCGCCAATCTCTCACCATGATTTGTTAAAACCAAATTCCTTAAATTATCCGATATCTGATCGATATTGTTATAATTCATTTTGAATATGTTTATAGATTGAGATTCATCTAATTCAAGAGGCGTTTTGATTCCAATTGGTTTTAATGGTGCACTTAAAATCGTATTGTTTTGCACACCAAATTGTTGTATACCAACATCTTTAAAAGAAAGCCTTGCCATGATCTATAAGTATTCTCTTTCATGGAATACCAGGATTGTAGGCTGAAATTGCTGCTGGTGTAGTTGGAGAAGGAGTGCCAGGTGGTACAACAACTGTAAATGCCCCTGGAGTTAATAATAATGTTCTTAACACATTTAATTCGGCAGTTACATGTGTTGCTACTGCGGTAGCTATAGCATCAGCCAATCTAGATATTTGAGCATTTGCAGAACCAGTATCTCCATCCGTAGCTAATTCAGCTCTTAATGCATTTTCAATCGCTGTTCGCATAGCATTTTGTGACATTTATAAATCTCCCTATTTATTCTATTATGATAAACGTTTTAATTATTCCCCAAATATTTTGGTAGATTTTACATTGAAATTGTATATGTTTTTTACGATATCATCAGAAGTAGTAATTGATTGATCAAGTTGTTGAAACTGTACTTGAGTTCTAAGAACATTATTTGCAAGAGCAAATAATGAAGGAATATTTGAATATGGAACAGCTACTGCTTTTTGAAAAGCTTGTTCTAATGTTTCTTCAAGTTGGCCAATATGATCACGCAAAGCATTAATTTGATTTTGCAATTCTTCTATTGTTGCTTTATAAACTGTATAACGAATATATGGCTGTTCTAAGGTTGTAGCTCGACCTATATATATTTCATTCGCTTCTAATTGCATTTTTCCTTCTTGATTTAAAAGAATATATGCCAAGCTGCCATCTGGTGTTGTTGGATTGGCATTTGGGTCTGATGAAATACTGTTAATATTTTGTTTTCCTTCACGGATTATAAGAATAGAACCATTTATACGTGCTTGTTGATCTTCAACTGGTTCTCTTCTAGCAATTATTCGAATATGATCTGCTTTGTTAACAACATAACTTCTTCCATGTTTTTCATTAACTGGTTGCGGTTGTGTATTCGGCAAACATTCTGGCGGATATATAATTCCTTCACCATTAATGTTTATTAATCGATAATTTTCATCAACTCTACTTTGTTGTACTATATAAACACGAGCCGCATCAAAAATAGGATCCGGATTTCCTTCATCCGGATTTACTAAATTTTCTCTACCATTTCGAAATGGATTTTTATCCGTTTCTAAAAACCCACGAATATTATCAATTACCAATGGTGCAGTCGATTTTGAACCTGGCGGATTATCTGCGGGATCACCGCCTTTTGGATTTCTTCCAGCAGCCAAAAGATAACGACCTCGACCTGTCACCAAATCAATAGCTCCGGCTTGTCTCGGTGTTCCACCAGTTTTTGTTATATCAATAGGATTTGTTTGTATTGCTCCATCAATACTGCCATTCCTATCTTCTCCTAACATTATCAAAGAATTATTTGCACCTTGCAATATTAATTCTTGAGGTCTTTTTTTCCATCTTGGTACCGGTTCCGGAGTTATAAAAACTGTTGATGGTGCTTGATTAAACAAAAGATTATAAGGATTTTCTGTAGCATCATTTTCAACTGGTGGTAATGTTAGTGAATCAATTGTATTTCCGCCATTTGGAAAATCTTCTGGACCCGTTGAAACATCTCTTTCCGCTTCTTCTCTGGTGCTATATGATTGCAAATTATTAGCAGGATCAAATCTACGATCATTGTGTGTATAATTTGGATCTTCTATTGTTCCATATGTAGGTACCCTAGTTAACCAATAACCCACCGATATTCCATTTCCAACTGGATCCTCATAAATAACATATACATGCTCACCAGGCGATATTGGCATCATCATATGTGATGAATAAAATGGAAACAATATCGTATTTGTTGATGCAGAATTACCACTTCCATTTGAAACTATTTTCGCAATAATTGTATTAACAGTCATTAATTCAACTAAATCTGGATTATTGACGGTATCGATCAATACTTGTTTATATTCGTCTGTAAGACGTGTTGGATCAACAATAATATCAACAACAACAGCTCTTTGTAATATTGGAGTTTGCGTTGTAGAAAAGGAATCTGCAATAGCTGCACCAGTAATCCCCTGACCACCACTTAAACTTCTTAAAAATCCTTTTCCTGTTATAGCCATTACATTCCGTACTTCTTAATGCCCAATATCTGATTGATAGGTGCAAAAGCACCAGTTAACTTATATAACTTACCATTATATTTGAAAGCTATTCCTTCCATAGAACTGGTAATACGATCTAAAGATCGAAGACGACTAAGTTCGCTATCGAGAATCTGATTCTGGTGTTCTCCACCAGAACTACGTATATGTTCTATAGCCGATTGAACTTCGTCTTTTAATCTTTTAACTTCTTCATTTGGGTTCAATATTAGATAACTTTGAACGCCCTGTAATACAGATATAGCAAAGCTTGTAATGATATTTCTTATTGGCTCTACAGTATTAGAATATAGTTTTGGTGCATTTCTAATAAGATTCAATACAACCGGAAGATCAGCTTGCTGCAACAAACCTTCACTAATTAAATCTTTCAAAATAGGCTTTTTAGAAGTTATCGTTGCATTAAAATCGCCTATTAACTCGGCTAAATATTGTTTTGTATCTTCATCAGCAACGAGTTTTGCCATATCTTCAGACATGAGTTTTTCTACAAACATGTCATTAAGAGTGTTATCATTGCTCATGCTATATTTATTCATTAATTCGTTAAGACCGTTAAGTGCTTCTTCTAGTGGCTCATCATTAGAAAGCTTTTGTAGAGGAACCATAACTGGGCTCAATACTTTCCATCCAGAATTCTTTATTGCTAACTGCATTCGGTTAACAGAAGAAACTAATCTGGCAAAGTTTTTTGAAGTATCTATTGTTAAGGGTTGACCGTTTTCATCATATACGGTTCCACTTTCATGAAATATAACAGCATCTTGATCGTAGTTAATTACATTTGGATTTAATGTTCCAACAATCTCTGCCGAATACCAAATCTTCCCATCATTAAATATTTTTTTTCTTTCGGTAGCAGATATAGCAGCTATAGCAGCAGACATTATTTTATATGCTTTAGTAAATGCAGCAGCAACATTTGGTTTATCTGCCCAACGACTTTCAACTTCATCAGCACCCATGCCGCCAGTCTTTATGTTTCCGATATTTCTAGCAAATCTTAAACCGGTAGAGGGTTCAAATGTAAAAAATATATTTTGACCATCTAACTTTTCTGTAACACTTTCTAATTTGCCTTTAGTAGCTTGATTAAAAACAGCTTTTATTTCTCCAAAAGTTAACTCTTGATCTTCATACAAATGGGACATATGGCCACCAAGACCACCCTCATTCATATTTTCAAAAAGTTGTTTTATATAAATGTTGTTCTGTTTCATTGTTTAAGACCAGTTGTAGTTTTTTGAATTCGTTCATAAATATCATCTTCTGACATCATCTCATCCAAATCTTCTTCACTGGCTTTTGAAACTAACTCAGTTAACTTTAATATTTGATCATTTGCTTTACTCATTCTTTCCATATAACGAGCCAAGTTTTGACCATGAATAGCGTGCTCATTAGGATTAGAATGAACATAACCGTAAAGGTCTATCCACATAATATAAGCATTCTTACGATCTTGCACCGCATTTTCATATATTTGACGCCACAAATGTTTTGTCTTTTCTTCTACTGAACTTATTCCATCCAATAATTCAGTAAAGTTTGCAACTTGTTTTATAATCTTTTGATCAATATGTGTAGTGTCTTCTGGAGTAAACTTAGTTTCTCCATTCCCGTAATCTTCTTGCGGTGTATTAATAATTGGTATTTGCTGTTTTTTATTTCTAGCCATATACGTAATTATAAAAGCAAAGTATGAAACAAGCTAAACAAGTATACATACATTTTACAGACTCAAAGGGCGCATTAGGCATTTACAAAAGTAAAGAGCTGTGGAGTAGTTCTTTCATTGAAGGCGTATATGCGGTTGCAGTTGGTGCACCATCCGTACCAGAAGTTCAACAAACAAGGCTAGGCAGAGCTAAGTCAAGGGATGTTGCCGTTCTCTTCACTACTACCGAATTACCAAACTACTGCTATCCAGAAGAATGTGTCTGGATAGCTGAAAAGATTCCGATCAAAGTCGTAAATATAATACCGACCAAAACCGCTCTAAAATATTTGAATGGAGAAACACCTTCAATCGGTAGCAATTTTGCTCAAAGATTAGCTATTCCAACAAAAGAAATACCAGAACCAGAAAATCCACCTGATTGGCTGTTTAAAGAAAATGTTAAAAATCTGTTAAATTATTTGCTTATTTGCTAAATTCTTCATTTTTCGCATCACGATAGTAACGCTTAAGAGAAGACAAGACAATAGATAATTGCTTTGAATTAAGTGTTGTAAGTTCTCTCACATATAGTAATATAGCTCGCTTACTTAAAAGATCAACATCTTCGAGGTTATTAACTAAAACTTTAATAGCGTTAATGACAGTTTTTTCATTTTCGGTTTTGACTTTATATTCTATAGCAGTTACCATTTTTGTTAATTGATCACGAGGATTTATTGCAAATAATGATTCTTCGAAACCGGCATCAAAATGATAGTTCTCAATCTGCTCTTGTTCTTCTTTTGTAAGATTTTCTTGATCATCTATAGAAACATAATTTTGAACACGTTTCATGTTCTGTTTACTTTTAATAGTTAACCAATTTTTAGCTACAACGTTGAAATATGAAAAAGCTTTGCTTCCTTTTTCGGCATTAAACTTATCTACGGCAGTATATAAAAATTGAAGACATTCGTGTTTAAGATCCTGCTTACTCTCATACATAACAGTAAATCCATAAACGTTAATTAAATTTTCAACAAGATTATCAAAAGCAGGAAGGATTTCTTTTACATATATCTTTTTCTTTTTATTAGCATCAACTTCTTGTTGGTATATTATAATCTGCTCTTGAGTTTTATCACTAAAATAATTAACAAGAGTCGGTCCAGACTTACGTTTTATTTTTCTTCTATTTTTTTTCTTTTCTATGTATGCAATAGGTGGAATAGAATCAGATACAGCAACTTCAACCGTTACTAGATTACCCATTTCTTCCAACTCATTTGATATATCAACGATTGATTTCTTGCGGTATTTCATCCATCATTTCTCCACGTCGGAAACGTTCTCTCATTAAACGCTCTTGTATTTCACGAATATCCGGTTCTTCCTCAACGATAACCGTATATTTTTGTTTGCTACGTTCTACAAATTTTAATGCAACACGATTAATAGACATCTTATTGTTTTTTACTTCTGCCATCGCTTCTTTTACAACTAGTTGAACTTCTTTGCTGTCAAAGAATAATCGCATTCCTAATATCTTTTCTAATGTCTTTTCTGTATCTTCTAAAGCCTCAATAGCATCAGAAAAATCATCTTCAATAATCATAATAATACGTGCAAAACGAATTAGATAAAATATTGATGTTGCCAACAATAAAAAGAGTATTAAAGATAATACGCTAATAAATATAATCATGCCAAAATATCCTTAAGAGCTTCAGTATATTTAACAGATACAGCTTCGTATGAATATTCATTCTTTAAAGTTTCAGCAAGTTCTTTTGCCCATTGCTGTGGAACACTAGTGCTACTAACAAACTTCTTAACTCTTTGTTTAAAATCATCTTCTTTGACATTTGCCCAGCGAGCATTAGGCATCCATATTTGATTATCTACACGACTCTGATGTATTGTTTCTAAACGATAATCAAATTTTACATATTTGCCTTTATTAAGAAATTCTGTATGAGCACTCCAACCGGTTGCCATAACTGGAAGTCCAGAAGCAGCAGCTTCTAATAAAGGAAGCCCAAATCCTTCCCCTCGTGTTGCGCTAACAATAGCTTTAATCTTTGGATGACGATACAATCCAGCAACTTCCTCATCTGTCATATCTCCATGAAGAAGATGAAACTTTGGAAATGCAGAACCTTTTTTTGTTTCCATTGTAAGTTGAGCCAACAAGTTTGTTGTTCTAATGCGATCAACCACTGTATTACGTCCTGTATTTGTTTTAACAATAACACCAATATCGGGATTATCTTTGAACTGTTCACTCAACCACTTAATAGTATAAAATAAGTTCTTACGATCATTTTCAGGATTATTACCAGTTAATTGGCCAAATACCAAGAAGTTAAAATCGGTTGAGACATCTAAATCAAGTTGTGGTAGGTCTGATTTAGCAATAGCATCAATAAAAGCTTCCGGAATAACAACGATCTTTGTTTTTACTTCTCCAGTATTTGTAAATACAGACTTAACAAATTCTGATGGAACAATAACAAGATCCATACGATTAATCGCTGAAATCCATGCCGGATTACAAACATCACTTTCAACGCCGGCTGTCAGACCAACATTATAATCTGCCAGAAAAGGATTCCATTCATTTGGAAGTTGCAACTGTAGAGAAACATCATATTTGTCTCTTTTACCAGCAGCTTGAAGTAGGCGACCAACAAGCCCATCTTGTGCATAAACATCTACAAGCCATGGTGTAGCACCCCAAGGAAGTGGCTCGGTGACCACATCAATATTACCGGTCTTATCAGCCAAATCAAATAACCAGCGAGCAATCTGACGGGCGTGCACTCCATAACCACTTTCTGAAAGAACAGGACCACGAAGTATAACTGTTTTTTTTGTCATCTCTTTATCCCTTATCACTTAATGTTGATTAACTTGTTAGCAAGAGCAGGATTAATAGTTGTCAATGTCCAACGTTTATTTTTTCCAGCTTCTTTATTTGCCTTAAAATCTTCTACACACTTTAACATAGTTTCGTGCCATTGTTGAACCATATTTTCATATTTAAATTCATGTTCAAGATATTCTGCCGCTTTCTCACGAAATTCTGTTTTCTTTTCTGGGGTCCATGAATATATTTCCATAAAAGCATCTGCCAGTTGTTTCTCTGTACAAAAGTCTTCAAAAATATATGGAACCATTTGTGAACCAACCAATGAACGTTTGGCTGGTTCTATAGCAACGCCATATTGATATCCATTACGATAATCTTCCACTTGACGTGTTTCTCCACCGGTCTTTAAAGCAATTATTGGCTTACCAACTTGTAAAGAAATAAGAGTAGAAAGACCGAAACCTTCATTCTTAGAGATATTAACAGTGACATCTGCAATGTTGTGCATAACGTTCATTTGTTCAAATTGAAGGCGATCATTTGAGAACCAAACGTTATCATTTAATCCAAGCATATCGGACACTGCAAGAATATTTGGTCCTTCTACATCAGCAGGATCTGTATGCATGATTAGAACAGCCTTACGATGACCCTCTTTTTTTTCTAATGCATCAAGAAATTGTTTCCAAGCATATAAAACGTCATTTGGCATTTTACGAGTGGCATTACGATTAACCCAAAGAGCTTTGAACCAATCTGCTTTAGAACCAAAATTCTGTTGTTTTAATTGAGTAATTTTTTCCTCTGGTAACGTATTGTATACAGCTTTTGGAAAAGTGTGAGGAATGTAATTTGTTTTATTTGGGAAATGCGGTTTTACTAGCTCGAATGTCTTATAAGAGAGACAGTTAATAAGATCGGTGCTTTCATACCATGGATAGTTAAATGCTGGATATGGATCATTATCCCAAACGTGCCAATAAACGATTGGACAAACCTGATGAATTTCATCTTCCATTTCCCAAAGCCAAATGAACTGACGAGGATCGGTAAATAGGAAGATAGCATCTGGTTGTTCCGTAACAAGAAGCTGGCGTATCAATTCTTTGCTTCCAAAGCCGTCTACAGGCTTTACAATGAAGTCAGGGTTGACAGCTATCGTGTCATACTTTGCGTGCTTCATAGCGCCACCTAAGCAGCGGAATGACCATTGACCGGTCTTTACTAGTCCATCAATAAGAAATCGAGCTTGAACACCAACACCTGAAGGGGCGAGTGGGTGATCCGAAAGGGTTATAACCTTGTATTTCTTTTTGAAATTAAAAGCGGTGAGAAATGTGTTCTCTTCTGACATTACTATCTCCTTATGATGTTGATATTTTCAGCAATAAATGCGGATATGTTTAAAATTAGAATATCAAAGATTTAATGCACGATGGTAATCTGCTTCATACATCATATGAGCTAAATCATGAAATGTTGTCTTTGGTTTCCATCCTAATACTCTTTGTGCCTTAGAACTATCCCCAAGTAATATTGGAACCTCATGTGGGCGATATAATCTTGGATCAATCTTTACATGTTTGCTAACATCTAAACCAGCATGTTCAAAGACAACTTGTAGAAACTCACTTACTGTATGTGTTTCTCCGGTAGAAATAACATAATCATCGCCTTTTGGCTGCTGCAACATTAACCACATAGCCTCTACGTAATCTCCAGCAAATCCCCAATCTCTTTTTGCATCAAGATTTCCAAGATACAATGTTTCTTGTTTGCCCAACTTTATATTAGCCGCAGCAAGAGTAATCTTGCGGGTAACAAACGTCTCTCCTCTTACTGGACTTTCATGGTTAAACAATATGCCAGATGATATATGAAGCCCGTAGCCCTCACGGTAGTTACGGCAAAGATTGTGAGCATATAGTTTGGCACAGGCATAAGGAGAAGCTGGTGTCATGCGTGTCTCTTCATTTTGAGGAACGTTAACATTGTCTCCATACATTTCTGAGGATGATGCCTGATAGAAACGTGCTTGTGGACAGATTAGCCTATAAGCCTCTAGAAGTTTCAGAGTGCCTCCACCTACTACGTCTAGGGTTTCCTCTGGAACTTCAAATGAAACCCTTACATGGCTTTGTGCGGCGAGGTTATATATCTCGTCGGGCTTATACTTGGTAAGAAGAGAATATATAGAACTTGAATCGGTCATATTGCCATATTCAAGCTTGAAGTTTGGATGACTGAAAATTGCAACATCATCTAATCTGTCTGTTGTTATAAGAGAAGTTCTTCTCTTCATTCCTGTAACACGATAACCTTTATCAAGTAATAACTTTGCTAAATAAGAACCATCCTGACCTGTTACGCCAGTTATAAACGCAGTCTTTTGTGTTGACATTATAATCCTCTTACATTCGGATATGCTATTTTAAACCAATCACAGGTCTTCTTTAAAGCAATATCAAATGGAGTATAATCTTCTAGACGCCAACTTGTTTTTTCTAATAATCTTTTATTGGAAGATGGTTTTCTAAACTGACCAGATGGTTTTTCAGTATTAAAAACTAATTTGCCATCGTATTCAAGATATTCAACTAGTTTCTTTGCTACAGAAGCTATTGAATGTTCTTCTGTATTTCCGATATTGAGAGGCTGATCATCATCGTATTCTTCCGACACTTTGAGCAATATTCGAGCTATATCGCCGGTATATGTGAACTCTCTTAGTGGGCTACCATCTCCCCATATTTCTACAGCAGGAATGTGGTTTAGTTTGGCTTCCCATATTTTTCTCATAAGAGCTGGGATAACGTGCCCATCTTCTAAATGGAAGTTATCATGTTCGCCAAATAGATTATTTGGAATAACGTTAATGTAATTGACCCCATGCTGCTTACGATATGCTCTCGTCTGCACGTCCAGCATCCTTTTAGCATAAGCATAACCAAAGTTACTATCATGTGGTGGTCCGAGGTGTAACTGGTCTTCTGTGAGCGGATAGGAGACGTATGGAGCATCTGGATAGACACAGGTAGATAATACAGAAACCACTTTCGGTATGTTGTAACTTACACAGGATTCCAGCAAATTTGTGTTAATAACTGTATTGTCATGAAAGAAGGTTGCCAATTTATCGCTATTTGCTTTGATTCCGCCTACTTTAGCTGCAAGATGAAAAACGCAAGATATCTTACTATATAAGCCTTGCCCATCTATAGCTTCAAAATCTCTTAAGAAATTATTAACATCATCTTTGTGCAATAAATTCAATATTGAACTAGTTGGAGCTATGTAATCGATATTACGCTTTTCAATATCGAATACGAGCGCCTTGCCCAACATTCCATGTGCTCCGGTAATCAATATCATGTTAGATTCAATATTGAATATTCTTTATCATTTTGCCCAAATCATTCCCCATTTTTCTTTTCGTTGTGGCTTCATATTCATCTGATTCAAGCATTCTTGTCTTGTCATCCACATAGTCGGTTCAACAAGATGATCATCTCCATTGATAAAACCAAATTCTGCATAACCAAGATTTTCCAGATACTCTACAACAGAACGAACATTATGCTCTTGCTCCTCAGCCCATTCAAAACATATTTTGTTTTGTTTTTTTGTTAGACCTTGTATGGCTTCAAATTCATATCCTTCCACATCAATTTTTATAATTTGTGGCGATGGAAATTTCTCTAATATTTTATCAATTGTTATTGTTTTTTTGATAGTGCGATTCCAGTTATACTTTCCAGTAAATCTAGAATTTGTTATCCACTCTGTTGATGCAGTTGATATGGTATCAGCATTTGACAAATAAAAATCAACTTCAATGTCTGAAGTTTTCGAAACAACACGCTCAATTATTGTGACTGCTTTATTTTGAAATTTTGTTATTAATAACTTTACAAGATGTTCATTCGGTTCAACCATAACCACGTGAGCATCTGGATATTTTTGCAAAGCCGCTTCAGCAAATTTTCCGGCATTAGCCCCTATATCATATATGTACATATATTTAAATTCCTATTTTAAATTAATCATGTAACTAAAAATTTTGTTATATAACGTATACTATTAATGTATGTATTAACAAAATTCATTGCATTTGTTTTTCTTTCTTGCAAAGATATCTCTGGAAGTTTGTCTATAGAAGTTATTATCTCATCAGCAGATTTAAACTTCAAAACTGTTTGAGGTATGAGTTTAGTTTTAGATACAGTTTCATACAAAGGCAATTTTTCAATCATTATTATATTGCAACCACAGGCAGCGGCCTCACCCATTCTCACTGGATATTCTAGAATCACTGGCTGTACTTGTTCATGCAATACATATTGAGCTTGTTTATAATACAGAATGCATTGTTCCGGATCAATCTTTCCATTTTCAACAAAATTAAACTTAATCTTATTTTTTAAATCTGAATGGTTTGATAGATAATTTGCAATTTTTAATATACCCGGTCTATTATTACCAGTACCAAAATAAACAAATTTATATTTGCTTTCTTGAATTGAGGACATGTCTTGCTTTTCAGCTAAAGCACACGGCATATAAACTACATGGAGATTATCTAATATCTTATATGTAACATCGTTCTTTTTTTCACTCTTGTCAAGAATAGAATTAATTCTAAGTAAATTTTGTCCTTCAAATCCTATGCATTGATAATCATAAGTTTTAAACGTTTCTGAATACAAATGATTTATATTAATATCATACATGTACGACTTTGGAGCTAGAATAATATTAAGAGCTGGATGCTTCAAAGCCAGATTGATTATATTATTAATTTTAAAGTTGGTCCAAAATATTATGTTTCTAACATTAGTATAATCTTGGTACAAAATATCAGATTCGGTAAAAAATAAATCTATTACGCCATGTGATTTTAATTGTTCTGGCGTAAGGCTTTTCGAATAATGAAACGTTTCATACCCTAACGCAGATAAAGCGTTAACGAACCCTTCAATCTTTTTATAATTATAATTTGATTTATCTGCTCCATATACAATTGCTTTCATTATTTTATTTCCTTAAGTAAAGAGCATCACCCCAATTGTATGGAGTGTTAACTGTTATAACACGTGTAAAGTCGTAGAGAGACAAATATTGATCGATTTCTTGAATAAGGGCGGCACCGACATATAATTGTTCAAAGTTAACTTCTGAATATATAGCTTTGATGTTGCTTGTTTTTAAAATGTCTCCAAAGCCTTTAAGGGCTTTTAATTCTGCACCTTGTATATCTAAATTGATGAAATCAACAGACATTATGTCAATATTTTTTTGAGCAACAAGAGTATCAAATCTCTTTGTTTTAAGTTTTCTAGTTTCAGTAACAGTAATGTGAGGATAATGAGATTGATGTGTTCCAAGCTCCAATATTGAACTAGATTGACCATTATTGGTTATTTTAAATTCAACTTCTTCATCATTAGCGTCAGACAAAACTTCACAGAAATAATGTTGTTCTATAGGATAACGATTGGTATTGTCAAACAAATGTTTCATCATGAGTTTATTGGCTTCAAACCAATATATTTTTTTCACTCCAAATTTTATATAATCTTCTATCTCTTCTCCATGATGAGCACCAATGTGAACAATATTATTAAAAGATTGTTTATTAATTGCAATGCATTCACTATAAGGTATTAACATATATTACACCACTTGTATTCGAGTTCTACATGTACAGAATTGTTTTCATAACCAGCAAACCAAGAAAAATCTATACGATTTCCGGATAGAAAATTTTTATTTAAATGTTCGATCGATACTATATTGCCATGCCTATTATTAAATGTTTTTTGAACTATATTTGCAGGTATATTTAGTAATTTACTACCTAATGGATAACAGGTCATATATGTTTTGTTCCTATTAACAGAATGTGATAACGACGCTTCCAATTGATTTGGGTTTGCAAAATTAATTTTTGCAATGCATTCATATATGAAATCAGTTTTATATATATTTCCATCGACAGACATCGGGTACCCCCAATCTCCTTCTGCGACCGTCCAGTTCCAAACATTTCCTTTTACAAAACTTGGAACTCTTGATGGTTGATTGGTTGCATAACAATGATTAATTCCTTTCCAAAGTCTTAAGCTGTGAGCAATAACTAAATCATTGTCTTTCATGAAGCCAAGCTCTTTGTCATTCATTGAAAATGGTAATTTAAAAACAATGTCATCAACCAAGAACATGGTAAACGGATTTGTTTTATCAACAGTAGCCAATAATGTCTCTTTAAATGTTTTGTCAATTAAAAATGTAATCGATTCATTTTCTTGCATAAGAAGTTCATAAGCTTTTTTTGCATCATCATTACTGTATGTATATAATACAGATATCTTAGCCTGCTCATATTCTGCAAAATAATGCTTGAGGCTTCGTAAACATAAGTCTAATTGACAAGCTCTATCTTTTGAGAAAAGAATTACGTTGATCATAGGCCCTCTAACCATGCATTATTTGTTGAAGTGTTTCTTCGATAAAGATATAACGGCTGTTTAATGACGCTGGTTTTTTGCATCAATAAAGTTACTTTTGTATTAAAATCACTATCTTCAGCCTTTTGACAACGTAGCCCCATATTTCCTGGTAAAAATTTCATTCCAAAATCCCAAAGCTTTTTATAAAACAAACAACTAGCACCATGAACTTCATATTTGGGATCAACAAAGTAATGATTAATGCCTGGGGTATTAAGTCCAATATAAACATTCTTTGTAACGCTAGCGTGATCAATTGTTTCTATAGACTGAGGCAGACTATAGTTCAAATGCTTTTGAATATCTTCTTCTGAGTAACAATGAACAAAGCCGCATAAATTATGAAGGCTATTGCTTTCTTTAAGCACCTGATGTTGTAACTCAATTCTTTTTGGAACACAAGCATCATCGGCATCTTGAAGAGTTATAAGTTCTCCAGTGGCTTGAGATATGGCAATATTTAGCGCATTCCATTTTCCTTTGTTTTCATCTAGGAAAATTGTTTTAATTGGATTTCTTTTGTATTTGTTCCTTAAATCTACGATTATTTCTCTACTATTATCAGTAGAACCGTCATCAATAATGATGACTTCTATATTTGAATAAGTTTGTTCATTAATGGATTTTATTGCGCCCTCAATGTATTTAGAATGATTATAGTTTGTTACTATAACAGTTATCTTTTCTTTCATTTATTCCTCTCAATCCACTCTTTTACAATATTTGGATGACCCATATGAACTACGTAAGAGTTGTTTTTGCTTCCATCCCAAGGGCGATGAAACACGTGACCTCCAGTACCCTGCTCTAACTCTAATGCCTTCTGTTTAATCATCTCATCAGTAATCTCTGCCCATCTAAGACCTGGAAAGAATGGATTGCCTCTTTCGTCCCTGTCTTCATTATACAAACTCTTCCAAGAAGCGTTCCAGAACGTTCTGAAGTTTCTTATCTTTCGCTCTATATTAAACCAAGAATAATGATGAACGCCAGGCAACTGAGAATATGTTTCGTTTAAAAATTTTTCTACTTTTGGCACTAGTTTTTCGTCTCTAATCGACGCCTGTTTCATTTGTTCAAATCCAGGCGGAAGATATCCAACACATGGTATCACATTTCCTGTTGCTTGAGATATATAATCGCAACCATCTGTACCATTTTGTGCATATAATAAACCATTTTCATACTTTCTAAGTTGTAATGGTATACCATGAATAATGTCAGGCTTATTTTTGGATAGCCGCCATTTCCAAACAGTTACATCTAATCTTGCCTTTCCTTCTCGTCCCCAATAGTCAATAACAGGCAAAGCCATTAAATCATATGCGTTTTGTTTTATGAACGTTTCAGCTAATGGTCTGACTAGTGGTGCATGATTTTCATGCACTACTTCATCTATATCAAACTGCCAAAGAATGTCTCCTGTGCATTGTTTTCTTGAGAGGGTTTTACAATAACCATCAAAAATACCATGATTAGGTGCCGTCCAATCAATCTTATTACTATGAACAACTTTTAATTTTGGCTCTTTTTCTGCCAAAACAAGTAAAGTTTTTAATGTATTATCTTTTTCATCGCTCGTATCAAATACCACAACTTCGTCTGCAAAAGATAAATGACTACGGATGGATTCTAAATAAGGATACTCCATCTCTTCTGCATTTCTACAAGTTGTATAGGCACTTATTTTCATATATCACCTCGTATAAAGAACATCGCCCCACCCATTCTCACCGAGACTCTTACATATTTGTTTAAAACCAAATCCGGAAAGATACCGGTCCATATCACCAAGACCTCGAACCTTGGTATGAATGTTTTTAATAAATGATGGAGAACGACTCAGATTATTTTCAAATCCTTGTAGGACTCTAATTTCGCTACCATCTTCAACATCAATAATTAAAGTATCATAATTTTCTATAGGTAAACGAGCGATATTTTCTTTCTGAAAACTATCAAAGGTCTTTGAAACATTATGAATATCCCTATCTAAAAAGACTTCAGTAATGTATTGCTGTATTAGAGGATACTGCTTTGTTTTATTATAAAGTTCCGAGAGATTTCCACGATTTCTATCTAGCCATAGCACATGATGCACATAGCTATCTGAATATATTCTTGCTTGATCACCAAGATTAGTTCCAACATGAATAACACCAGTGACAGGGCGTCCTAATTCTTTTAATAATGTTCTAAATGTAATGTTCATTTCTTTCCTAACCTTATTGTTGCTACAAATATTAAAACTGCCACAAGAACCACGGCGGCGTTTAAAAATAACATAAACATAAAAAATCCTGTGGCTTGCAGCTCACAGGATAGTTTATCTCACAACAGTTTCTTTGGTTATATCAGGTGCAATGTTCGGTACCATTATATTCACAATATCTACAACTATTACGATTTTTGATTGCTCTACCACTAGCTACTTGATTAATCATATTGTTCAAAACTTCAAGTGCCCTGGCTTCTGTCTTTGGTCCAACACTAACCGGTACCAGTTCACAGCGGCTCTTATCACTCTTTCGAGGAGTTCGCTTAAGCAAGACAAATCCACATTTAACTTGATCTAAACGAAGATTTGATATGCGGCAAAAGTAATGTTTATATAGAGCTAACTGTAATTGTTTATGAAAATCACGCTTCTTTGCTGCGTCCCAACCCCACGAACAGCTTTTCCAATCTATAATGTAATATTCATAACCATCACCAAACTCTATATCTGTTTCAGATTTAGTTTGTTTTACTAGTTCAGAAAGTCGCATGATCGAATTATTATCATTTGTTTCTGATGAACGTTTCTTACGAGCATTCTTCGGCATTCGAATAACTGTATCAATAAAACCTTTAAAATATTTATTTGTTTGTCCAGCAACACTTTCATATAGGGCATGTTCGGCAGCAAAGCCGGTCCAACCAGGAAATGTCTCATTCATAAACTCAGGAACAGATTTAAGAATCTCTGGAATTGATGCTGCAAAATCTTCAAAATCTTTATCTGTAATATCGATACCATGGTCAGACTTAAGTTTATCACAATGATCACGAAACTGAACCTTTGCAGCGGCTGCTGTTTCAGCATTAAGTTCATGCTTACCAAGAATGTAATTCTCTAAAACATCGTGAATCACTTGTCCATATTCGGTATGGATACTTGGTTTACCAAGATTAATTTTTTCAATATGTTTTAGACGATGTTTGTAGCTGCATGTTTCAAAATCTGCAATTTCTGAATACGAAACATGAGATTTTCCAGTTGGAAGAAGACTCTTGTCTTCAAAGATTGGTAATTGATATTTGGTCATAAATTGATGATAACATAATATTTTTCATAATTCAACAAGAAATATTTAAATATTAAAGATATTTTATAGCAAATTAATTATTTCATTTGAGTATGACGGACGCCAAACTTTGCATTCATTTGAAATTCACAGAGATTACGAGCATTAGAATAAGAGAAGGAACTCTGCAATCCTCCCTTGATTTGATTTATAATATCAATTGCGCTATGTTCACTTGCGTCAATCAATGTTGAAACTCCTTCTGCTGTTGGTAGCGAAGAAGCATTACGAATGGTTAGCATTGCATCCTTGCTTGCCATACCACGATAAACCTTCTTACCGCCAACACGCTCACCAGGAGCTTCTCGTGCACCGGCAAACAATCGTCCACACATGACAAGATCAGCACCAGCAGCAAGAGCCTTGGCAATATCACCAATCTCAGTAATACCACCATCAGCTACAATAAGAGGTTTATTGCCATACATACCATGTAAAACACTAGCACATTCCATTACGGCACTGAACTGAGGAACAGTAACTCCAGTAACATTCTTTGTACTGCAAGCTGAATTATGAACGACAATACCACTCACATTGTAAGAGTGGTCATCTTCAACTTCTAAATCATAGGCAATCCCGCCTGGGTTGTTTGTGTTTTCAATTGTTTGAATTTCAACTAACTTGAACTTTGATAGCATTTAAAACCTCTTTAATGACTTTTTCTTTACTATTTTTTATATCAGATTCCCAAAAAAATATATACTTAAAACCGTTTTTTTCTGCCCATTGTTTTTTAACTAAATCTCGAGATATCTTTTTAATTTGAGTTTTATTCAATGATTGAGGACTGTAATAAGCTGGATTTCCATGCCAATAATCTCCATGAACTTCAAAAAGAATTTTACCCTGCTTGTATCCAAAATCAAATTGCATAAAATTTAAAATAACTGAATAAGTCACCTCGATATCATTTGCTTTCAATAAATCATAAAATTCTTTTTCAATCCGGTTCATTTTATATTTTGATTGTGATAAGACAGATATTTTTCCGGCTTTTGATTTATTTTGTCTATAATATTTCGGATTTTCATTCAATAATTTTTTTTGAGCTTTGGAAAGCTTTTCTGAAATAATATTCTTTTCTAAATCACTTAGCTGCTGATTGTATCTTTTTATGCCAAAAGACATTTTTTCTTTACTTTCCTTTGAATGTGATTTGTTCAAGAAAGGATTGTCATTGTTTAAACTCCAATTTTTTATTTTTTTAGATATTAATTGTTTTGTTTCTTCAGAATGTCGTTTGCCATAAAAAGGATTATTTTTACCTATATATTTAAGTTTCATTTTTTTTGAATGAATGCGTTTTGTTTCTTCAGAATGTCGTTTGCCATAAAAAGGATTATTTTTGTCTTTTTTATTACACGACTGACATATATATAGTTTTTTATTTAAAGAACTGCGCCAGGATATCTTTTTTAAAGCTTTGCACGTACAACATTCAATGCTAATCTCACCTAATTTAGTAACTTGAATCAAGATACCGTTTTCTAATATCGCAAAAGTATTTTTTCCTTGCTTATTAAACTGTATTACCTTTTGATCTTCTTTCCATATATTATTTATCATGTTGACTCCGATGTCATTATGCAAATAAATATGATATAGGACTTGTATTTTAAATTTCCAAAAGAAGATAATCTTTTGTTAGTTTTTCTGCTTCAATCCATTCTGCAAGAAGGTGAATGTTATCATCATTAGCTATATCTACTTTTGATTTATGTAACACATAATATTCATGATTAGGTGTAGATTTAATGCCATTTATTTCAGTAAACTGCTCTTTATTCCTGTGAACAAATGTATTTGTCACTTTTCTCAGACGACCTTTGTGAGTCCATACTTCTTCTCCAATATTAATTTGATCAATCGGCTTTAAACCTTCAGATGTTTTCACAAGAGTATCTTTAGAAAAACATCCGGGACCAATGCCAACCTTAATAGCATGAGCACCCCATGAAGCAAGATCCTTGACAGCTTGAGCAGTAGCTACATTTCCTGCCATAACATAAACATCAGAATATGTGTCACGAAGCCATGTAGTCATATCACGCATCATTCGTGAGTGACCATGTGCGATATCAATAACGAAGTTCCGAGCGCCAGCATTATATAGTCTACGAGCCCGTTCTTTACTTTCTTCATTTACTCCAATAGAAACAAAACAAGGATATGACTTTTGATAATGAATATCACCAGTTCCAATCTGAAACTCACGGATATTCTGTTCAACCGTCATGAAACGATGAATAGCTCCGATAGCACCACCTTCTGCCATAGCATAAGCCATTTCACCAGCGGTGACGGTATCCATATTAGCGGAAATGACAGGAACATCAATCTTGAAATCTCCGATATGAACACTTGTATCTACTTGAGAACGGGAAGTTACTTCACTATATTGAGGAACTAGATATACGTCCTTATAATCAAGGGCTCCAATATCTACTGTTGGTCGATAAAAATTATTCATAATATTCCTCTTCATTGTCCCATGTTGGTTCATTTTCATAATGAGGAACTTCCTCATTATCATTTCCATCCGGCTCCCTATTTTTATTTGGGTCTAATTTCCTTAATTCACGATAGAAAAACAAACTTACCATTGTCATAACTTTTTTGCTCCACCTTTAAAAATATCACGTGTCATAATCATTTTAAACTATCATCCGACTGCAAAACACGCCAAAACCTATCCGGTCCATCCAGCAAATATTCTTCTATTTCCGTAATACTACTATTGAACCATGATTCGTCTTTATGTTGAACATTATCATTTAAGCTTAATTCTAATCCCATTAGTTTTGCTTCGACAACCAATCTAGGACACGTGTCAAATCCAGCAGGATGAAATATCAATCCTTTAAAACTGCCTAATTTCATCAGGAATTCTTCATATGGCAAACCACCAATTAATTCATATTCCAAGTTGTTAGATTTTGCAAATTCTTCTGTGACTTGTTGATTTTTAATCCATGAACCACCTTTAAGAATGGCCCATTTATTGTTTGTTTTTCTGTTGGCACGAATATTCCTAAAGACTTTAAAATCACTGTCATTCCAAATCGAAGAAAGTATAGTGCCCTTTATTTTAATTTCTGGAAATAGAAAGTCATACTGTTCTTTTTGTTTTTCCGACATAAAAAACACGTGTTTAGCATATCGATAGAAGTTTGCTACAAACTTACCATAATCAGTTGTATGACAATTGCAATTTTCTTTTGTTTGTAAACGATGCAGATGGCTTGAACGATATTGACAATATTTAAAATCATATTCGATCACAATAACATTGCAATTATTTGTTACTAAATTGGCAATAATATTAAAATTAAGGCCGCTCCAATTGAATAATATCCAAAGCTTATCTTTGTTTTTGATAATCATTGATGAATTCAAACTATGACTATGAACTTTGAACCACTTTTTTTGGCATGTCTTGATAAGAGCCTCACTTGTCAGTTCTGCTCCACCTGTTATATCAGATGCAAAAAAATCAGCCACAAATATTACTTCCGTTGATGGTGGTATAAAATATTCTTTTGGTAAATTAATCATATATAATCCTTCAAATAAAAAAACCGGTGATCACTCACCGGTTCAGTATATCATCGTTCTGCTGTACGTTTCTAATTAAGGTGCGCTTTTATTATCCTCTGCTGCGGCATCCAGAAGCGCCTGGAGAACCTCTGGGTCGGTAGTTACATTGGTAACTGCTTCAACATTTTCCGGAAGCCCTAGGGGCGCTACAGCGCCAGCAATAGACTCTTCTGTTGTTGTAGTGGTAGCTACGGGATCCGGTTCAACTACCATCACCTTAACCTTGATATCGGTATCAACACCATATGGTTCGTCTTTACCTTCTGCATTTGGACGATAAAGAATTTCAAAATAACCCATAGCACGAGCAACAGAAATTTCTTCGAATGTCACTTCAAAAGTATCTTCGGTAAAAAGATCCTTTCCATAAAGGATATCATATTCAACTCGATCAACTTTAAGTTGAGTTGAAACATAACCGTCATCTGAAAACTCTAGAGCAATACCGACTGTATCACCAGGCAGAACAGCATCAAAATCATTAGCAGATCCCGCTTCATCAAGAATCAGAGAACGTTCAGCGAATTGCTCACGTTCGTTAACGTCCAATAGTGATAGAAGCTTTGTTACAGCGGAACCAAGTTCTTGATTTGCACGACCGGGATAACGGGGGGCAGAAGGATGCTTCTTACGCTTAATGGTAATCTCTCGGTCCATCTTCATCGTCATAGTTTTTTCCTTTTCATTAACTATAAAACAATAAGATGATAATTTAAACCAATATATTTGGATTATAATAAGAATTAATTTATTAAATTCCTAATGTATTTGGATTAAATAGACACAATTGAGTAAGATCAGAAGTTAAAGTTAAAGATGGACTGGAAACAGAAAGACCTATACTACCTGGTCCTGGACCATTTCCTACTTGAATGCGAAAAGCATAAATTTGACCCGCATTTAATGCTACTGTATTTGTAGAAAGTGATACGTTCGCCGTAATGAAATAATTGGCATTATTAAAATTACCATCTAATGCATTTGCACCAAGCCAAAAAAAGCTTCTATCATCGCTTGATAAATTAAAAGTAAACGTTTCAGTATAAGGCGCTTTAAAATATCCAAGAAATTGATAACTTGTTGTTGCTGGTATAGC